TTCTCTTCAATTCAGTCATCATTCTCTCGTTGCTATCTCTTATCATTCTTTCTAATTCATCTTTATCACTTACATTAATATTATAACTTGGATTGAAATTAATAATTGTCTCTCCTGCTCCACCACCATGTATACCTAAAAATCTCTCTCCTCCGTGAGCAATTATTGGGACTGGTTCACCAAGTCTACCAGGAACTATACCTCCATGTTGTCTGGACACTATTTTCTTAGCTGTACCACCAATCATTCCACCAACAGCCTTACCTGCTTTTGAAGCCAAATCTCCTAGTCTATCAGCAGCACGACCAATCCAATCGAAAAATCCTTTAATTTTATCAAATATTGGACTGAATACGTGGTCCCATACCCATTTAACTTTATTTGCGATAGCATCCCAAACTGCTAACCAAGTTTCTTTCGTAATACCTAAGGATTCTAACAACCCCTGGAAAAATCCTAATATAAATTTAAATGGTATTGCCAATACTTTTGCTGCAGCTTTGAGGAAGCTTACAATAACATTAAATACAGTAACCCAAACATTTTGTAAGAATTTCAACACACCAACAGCTTTATCAACTACTGCAGTAACAATATCCCTGAATCCAAGCCAGTTATTTTTCCAAGCAAGGTATAAAACAATAATTATGGCAATTATTGCTCCTATTATTAACAAAATGGGTCCGAGTGAAGATAGAATACTAGTACTAGCAGTTCCAACTACTCCTGCTGCTCCTTTAGCTGCAGTACTTCCAATTCCAAACATTTGTCTCAGACCGTCTAGTCCCAAACCAAGCACGCCAATGGTGGTTAATAATTTACCAACTACAAATCCAACAAGAGTGAGTGAGCCAATTGCCATTTTCACTGGTTCAGGTAGATTCATGAACCAATCCATAAACTGTAATAAATATGGAAATATAGCTTCCATAACTGGTAAAAATACAACTTGAAGAGTAGATGTCCAAATATCAAATATTCCTAATGCTTCAGCTGCTGGCTCTAGCCAGCTTCTAAACATTCTGCTTAAATTCATGCCAAAGAACATTACTGATAATAATTCCATTCTGAATCTATGCATACCGTAAATAGTTTTTTTCTGTACTTTTTGCCAATCATTTTCTGCCCATTTTGAATATTCTATCTCTTTTTTCATTCCTGTTAATCCTTGAGTTACTTTTTCGACTTGTTTTTGTATAGGAACCCATTGTTTGGTAGATTTATCCATTGTTTCTAATATTATTTCTACTACATGCTGAGTCTTGAATACCACTTATCTCACCTTTCTTTTGATTTTTTCTATTTCTTCACGTTCTCTTTCATAGTCTTCGTTTATCTTTTCTAGGAGGTCAAACGCTGTAGTTATCGGAAGTTTCTTAAACTCTTCGAATGGAATCCAGCCATATTCTCTGCAAAATATATGGTGTAGCATTATTATGTACTCACTGACTTGCTTTCTTGACTTCGCTTCTTCCAGTTTTTTCAACATTTGCATTGAAGGTTGCATTTTCTCTCAACCTACGTAAAGTCCTTGCTTTTTTAATAGCTTCAATATCTGCACTCATTTTACTGGCTCCTAAGTCATTGATTTCAAATATCTTCTGCATTATTGGCATAAAGTTTGCTACTATAAACTGCTTCTTCTCTTCTTCTGAAAAATCTTTGAAATCTGGTGAGTTTTTGATAGATTTCAATGCTAATTTTGTTATTATGTCAATTGATTCCTTGTCTAATGCTGTAAATGCAGCTTCTGGATTTTCAGCTTGCTGTAGTTTTGACAGTACATACAGCAGGTCTGGTAAGTCTTCTAGTGTTAACTGGTTGAGATAAAACTTGTCTACTGTTCCATCCTCATTGTTAAGTTCTAAATAACCTCCTTTACCCAAATGTTTTCTTTGTCGTTCCAAATCTATTTTATCCATCTTTCATTCACCTCAATCTTTCAAAATTTTACCGGAAACAGTCTTTTTGACCGATTCCGGTTTATCTTTCTCAATACGCATGATTTTTTCCTCAATGCTTTGTATCCAATTAATTACAGCATCAAGTTTTTCATTCAATTCTTCATATCTTTTATCAGCTAGTCCAACAACATCCATAAGATGAACTAATAACATGCCATAATCGTCACAAAATTGCTCCTTAGCCCATTGGATAAACTTTCTTTTATATTCAGGTGGAATTCTGCCTATATAAAGAGCATTCTTATTAGCTTTGAGTATTTCGGCTACTTTTTCAGCCAAAGCCTTTTTCTTTTTTTCTTCTTCCATCTTAATCAACCAAAATTGGGAGCCACCAATTGGTGGCTCCCATTCAAATTTAACTATATGAGCTTAGTGCACTAAGTCCGGTTGTACCATCAGTTGATTCCCATGTAATGTTTGAGTTTCCGCTCTTGTCATACGGTGCACACTTGAACTTGAATGTAACTTTTAGTTCATTATCTGTAAATGATGGTTTTACTGAAACTAATTGACAGTTCTTGAAAATAGCTCTTAGTGCTTCATTTGAAACAGCAGCTGTAGCTGAAGTTACGGTAGTATCTTCTGTCCAAAGTATGACTACTCTGTAGTTCTCTCTGTTTCTAGAGTTTGATACGCTTAATGGGTCAGATGTGGTCCAATTGTTTGAAGTAGTGAAAAATCTCTGCCATACATCGGTACTTGTGGTATCTAAGCTAACTGGATAACCTTCAAATGTTATTGTGGTTACATCTTCTGGAGGTGGTTTTATTAATCTTCCTCCTCTCAAAGTTGGTATTGCATCGAAATCCCTGTCTCCCATATCTATATCTATACTGGTAATTGCTGTTGCAAAATCTACATCACTGCCTCCTTTTGGTGCTATTGCAACTAATGCAGTGCCTTCTCCCCACAAATCTGGAAATGCCATTATTCTTCACCTCATATTTTTGATTTTCGGGCTTTTCTATCAGCCCGTGAACGTTTTCTTTCAGGCTTTAATTTAATTACAGCCGATTCATTCGGTCCAATATGAACTGGTCTTTCTTGAGGCGTTCCTCTAAATTCATAATAGGTTATTACAGCGTCTCCTTCATTCGTTATCTTAATCGTATTTTCATCAATTTTTTCAGTTTTCACGGTCATAATTCATTCACCTAAAAGCATTATGAATTGCTTTTCTGACTGAAAGGTCTAACATACGTTCATTCCTTTCTAAACCCTTTTCTAAAGCAGGTCTTAAATGAGGTCTAAATGAGCTCGATAAACCACCTACTTTGATAAACTTCTTACCACTTTCCAACACTTCTGGATGTTTCATAGCTAGCCAATCTTTTATAGTGTGACCAGCTCTAGTTGGCATATCAATATGAACCCAGTGCCTGCTAAAACCATATTCCTGAAAGGTTGCATAAGGTGCCCCAGATTCTATAATCCAATTACCTTTTTTAGTCTTTTTAACTTTGATATTACTAGCCAGAGTTCCAGTCCATCTTCTGGTTCTTAGCTTGGCAGATTTCTGAATAAATTTAGCAGTTTTTTCAGTGACCCCATAAATAGCAGTAAGTGCTTCCTTTGGTAATCTCCTAACTCCTCGTCTTACTCTATCCAACCCTTTTGTTTTAATGGTGACTATCGGCATTAGCTCACCTTATAGTCAAATTCTACGGTCATGGATTTGATATGAACTTTGATGCCACGATGTATAACAGTATCCGAATCTATGCGAGTAATTTGAGTATTGTAAAGGCGTTTATCATTCCTCAAGTCAGAGTATTTGTTATTAAGTATGATACTGGCTATTTCATCGCATAAGTTATCAGCTCCTTCAGCAGCTTTGTTACCGGCATTGAATACTGTAATATCTACTGAAATAGAGACATTATGCTTAGTTAAAGTCCAATTCTCTGTCTTAAATTCAGGTTTTTCAATAACTATGATAGGATAATCATCTTTATCAGCACCAAGATTTTCAGGCCAAGCGGCAAATATCCATTGAGAAGCAGGTCTATCAGGGCTTTGTAAATCAGTAATGTTTTGAGAAATAAGAGTATAGATAGCTCTATATACATCCCGAGCTATATGCTCTTTGCTTACAGCAGTCATATTCACACCCATACAGGGTCTAAATCTGAGGCACTGCCCCTATTACCTGTACAATTAATTTTTGTTTTTTGATATATTTAAATTCGATTATTTGATTCGTTTGGCATGTACTTCATAATGAGACCATGTCTTGCCTTTTTCTACCGCCTTCTCTTTGATTATATTTACTATTTTGTAGTCTGAATCATCATAGTTTACAATATTGTTTAGCTTTACATGGTTGATATTAGAATCTTCCGGGTCAATGAAAAGAACTAAATCACCTACCTCTAATACACCTTCCTGTACTTCTAAGGATTCAGCACTCATTATTTGAGGTAAAGCAGTTATTGAATAATTAATTTCAGTTTCAGTCTGTTGACCATAAGAATCAGTAGTCACAGAAATTTCCTTGACTATTACAGTTTCACCATGTTCTTTTAGAATTTTCTGAATATCAGTCATATCTGTCTCACCTTTGTAACTGGAGTTAATAATTCATAAACAGATTGACCTTCAATTTTCTTGATTGGTTTACTTTTGAGTTCATTGAGCAATTGTTTATATTTTTGATAAAATGTTACAAAAGCATCTGATTGCTTGGCTATTCTTAATTTTCCTATGCTATAAGATTTCAATTTACCTGCATCTAATCTAGTGTAAGCCCAAGCAGCAACCAGTGTAGCAAAAGCTGCTCTCAATAAAGGATGGGGGTCTGATTCTGAAACTGGAGCATAGCAGTAAGTAACATATAAGTCTTTGTCTCCTTCTGGTGCAGAGTCGAGTACAAATTTACCCTCATTAGGATATACTGTATTTACGGTAAGTTGGGTCTCTGTACCATTAGCATCAACTTGATAAACTATTACATCATTTTCATCAACAATTCCATCATTATTCAAGTCTCCGATATAAAACTCTTTCCAATTCTTAACATAAAAGGTGGTATTATTACTATCTATATCATTTTGTCTGGTTTCATCGATGTATTCAATTTTTTCTCTGATTACTCTAATATTTAAATCTGCATTTATCTGTGGAAGTGCTATTCTTTGCATTATATTATACAATTCAGAATCGCTAATTTCAGATTCACTCAACCCAGATACTGTTCTTACATCTTCAATTGTGCAGTAAAAAGAAAAACTACCTCCCTGAATTGGGTCTGAATAATCACTCCATATGTCATTAGCTGAATCATAGAATCTGATTTTATACCAGTGAGATGTTGTCCCATTTTTATCGAAATAAGTATTGTCAGATATATTCTGGACAGCTATCTGTTCGTAAGTTCCATTTTTGGAATCTGACCTGTATATGTAAGTCTTATCATAGCTAACATCTGAATCAGTTGGAATTTTCCATCTTAGCAATATTCCCATCAGACATCACCAGTTGATATAATTATTGGTTTGATGTTATTTAAATCTTTGACCTCTGGTTCATAATATTTAGTTGAATATGCGATGAATTTTTGAGTTATTTCCAAATAAGCATTGGATTGTTTTGCAAAGGTTTTGGTTACTGCGATTCTCGCATTACCGTTTTTGTGTATAGTGTGTCTCTCTATATAAATGAATGCATTACCGAACTTGGATATTGCATTTGTTATTTTCAAGCGAGCATTGGCTGATTTTAGAATTGAATATTTAATTGATGTACAAGCAGAGCCGACCTTCGAGACTATTTGAGTTAGTTTAAGTCGAGCATTACCTGTTTTGAGTAATTCTTGATTAATTAATTCTATTTTTGCAGTACCACTTGCGACTTTCTGATAACTAACAGAAATCAATGCATGAGATATTTTGCTTATTGATTTCGTAACTTCAACTCTAGCAGTCGCATCTTTACTCATGAGTTTTGTGAGTAATAATCTAGCAATACCATTTTTAATTACTTGCACAGGCACTTTAAGCCTAGCATTGGATGATTTGCTAATTGTATAATTAATTTTAATTGCAGAGATACCAGTTTTTAAGAACTGAGAAGATTTTAGTAATCTGGCCACACCAGTTTTTAACAAACTATTTGTTTTTGCTATCCTAGCATTTGCAGTCTTTGATGTTTGATAAGTAGTTTGAACACTAGCAATAGCAACTTTTTCTATGGTTCTTAAGAAATATAATATGGCATTAGCAGTTTTATCAAGAGATTGTGTAAGTTTTAGTCTTGCAACACCATTTTTGTTTATACCAAAACCAATCTTTAGCCTAGCATTACCAGTTTTTAATAATTGTTGAGCGTAAATAGTGATTTTAGCAATACCACTCTTTGTTATTGAATTAATTAATTGCAGTCTAGCTGTTCCATCATACATCTTAGCCTTTGTAGTCAATATGCTAGCGATACCGGTCTTGTTTATAGTAGAAGTAAGCTCAATTCGAGCATTTGCAGTATACTCTTTGATATTAGTTAGCTGTATTCTAGCATTGCCATTATAAACAAAGCCTTTAGTGAACCAGAGTAAAGTATAAGGATTTTCTTGAACAAGAGCCATTATACCGTTTCCGTCTATTGATGCTGTTAATGCCAGCATCCCATTTGTAGTTTGATAAACTAACTTAGGTGTTTCATCAACATCTCTACAAACATATAAGGAATCAGGTAAAGTTCCTCTTAGATACCAGCAATACATAACTTCTGAATCCCTGATTGAATTCAGTGCTGGGCTCGTACAATCTGAGTTACTATCAACTATTATTTCAGATGACCAACCGTCATTATCAGTATAGTGTCGACATCTTAAGCTACCATCACTAGCTATATAAGCAACATAATTAGTTTTTTGTGTAAACGATGAAGGTCTAGTTACTTCATGACAGAAAGTATTTCTTAAATCATCTCCTTTGATATTGGCGAGTAAAGTTTCTGCTCTGAATCCTCCGTTATCATAAGTTCTGTAATATAGAGAAGTACCAACACAATATACTACTAGACCCTTACTCTGTATTTGTGTGCCAGTTTTTCTAAATGAACCAGCTACTATGCTATTGGTATTTGTAGTATCACTCAAAGTTTCTTGACTACTCCATGAATCACCGCTTATTGTATTTTTAGATGAATATGATTTATGCACTATATAATAAGTACCATTGCTCAAATCTTTCAAAGTAGCAATAGCATGCTGATAACCAGAAGCATCTTCAGCTATATTTACATTTAGATATCTTATTCCAGTTGAAGAACTCCAAATGGTGGTTTCAGAGCCCCAAGACCAATCAGTTCCAGGGTAAGTTCCAGAGACTTCTCTGGCATAGACATTACTACCATCTGTATAAATAATGACTAAGTTATTAGAACCTGCAAGTGATATGGAAAAGTCACTGCCCCTTCTATAATGGCCATCTGCATCTTTACCATCATAACCCTGTAATCTAGCATTTACATTTTCAGTCCAAGTAACACCATCATCTTCAGAATACCAAAATTCGATATAACCAGAAGATGGATTGTAAATTGCACGCCATAATCTATTGCCATCATGCCAAACTTTTCTTTGGAATTGATATGCTATCATTTGAATAAAGTTAATTTTTGCAGTACCGTCCTTGCTAATAGTAGCAGTTTTTAATATCCTAGCATCAGCATCTTTGCTAATTTGGTATGATATACTGATATCGGCACTACCATTTTTCATAGTAGTTTGTTTTTTCAATATTCTAGCAGTACTATTGTAAGAAACCTGCCATAATTTTAATACTCTTGCTTCACTGTCTTTATCAAACTGATGAGAAATTCTAATTCTAGCAGTTCCATTCTTTTGTAGTTGTTTTGTAGTTCTTAATCTTGCAGTACCATCTTTATTAACTAAAAATGTGAAGTACAAGTAAGCAGAAGCATGTTTGGCAACTTGATGAGTTATTAATAATCTGGAATTTGCCTGTTTATTAATTGAAAATCGAGTTTGTATTCTAGCAGTACCAGTCTTAAGCAGCTCAAATCCAGAAATATAAATATTAGCATTAGCACTTTTGTGTATAGTTGATGACTTTTTTATTCGAGCTGTTCCGGTTTTAGATAAGCTATATGTTTTTTGTATTGCTGTAGTTCCATTCTTTGTTATTGAAAAGATAGATTTGATTCTAGAATTCCCATTTTTGGGTATTAGAGTAGTAACTTTTAATCTAGCATTTGCAGTAGCGGTTTTTTGCTGCAATAATTTTAATCTAGCATTTGCATTTTTTGATAATGAATTTGTTATAATAATTCTGGCAGTTGCATCTTTATTGATAGAATGTGTGATAAGAATGCTCGCACTTCCATTCTTAGTTAATCTTCTTCTTACTTTAAATACGATTGGCATTTAATCACCATTGTATTGGTAAATCATTCAATTGTAGCTTGTATTTCGATTGGTTCTGCTGGTGGGCTAAAGCTAGTGAAGTTAGCCCAGCACCAAATATAACAGGTTTGTGATGGGTCTATTATACCGCATATATCCTGATATGTTGTAGTCAAAGTCACCGCTCCATCATATGTGTTATCATCATCACAAAATATCGAAATGCTGCTTACAGTTGCATTTATCCTCAATTTTCCTGTGCCTGATGCTCCTCCATCGTTTGTAAGCTTGAATATAGCTTGTGCATCACTCTGATACTCTGGTGCAACATAACTATCTGTACAAGCCTGTCCCGGGCTTACTGGAGTATTTTCACCACAAATGAAAATTGGGTTATTATCAAAATCGTATGACCAGTCGGAACCATCATACACCATAAAGTTAGATTCCGGTGTTGGTGTAACTCTATCATCTATTGCATCAACCATAATGTATTTAGACCTCATATATCCAGAGCTACCATACATCATTAAATTGGCTAGTACGTAAGTAACATTCTGATTAATATCATAATTCATTATACCTGCCCATCTAAATGAGTGTGCATTATCATATGTATCTCTATCTGGTATTGTTCCAGTATAAATCTTCCAATCATAAGTGCTTAGGTTTGTATAATCCTTTGTAACCGCATAAAGTAGTCTATTATATTCATCAACTACGAGAAACATCCAATTGTCATCGTGTAGTTTTCTTACTATTATCCCAACTGCCTTAAATGGAGTGATGTTTAGAACAGTCCAATCAGATTGAGAACCCATCTGTTTGTAAACTAACTTTGCAGGCCCATTTGGCACTGAATTTGAATAGTCCCAATCAGTACATAGTATTAAAAATGTTGGATAATGTGCTAAACCTTTTGGCTCATCAAGTGCAATATGACCACCCATAAAATTACATTCTGTTATAGTGTCCATTTCAATAATGTCAGAATCATCTATTTCAAATGAATATACAGGAGTACCGAAATAAGTTTGATTCGAACTTCTCCCTCCATTATTATTTATGAAATCTTCAATCGTCGCCCAGAAGAATCTAATCGGTTGTGGTCTTGAAGTAGGCCAACTGCCACCTTGACCATGAACAAATGCTGCCATGTGAATCCATTTATGATTGACGCTGTCATAGAAGAAATCCCTCCTTCCGTATGCTTCACCGCTAAGATAGTCTCTATAATTCCAGGTTGTTCCATTATCTGTGCTCCAATGAACTGACATATCATAATAGTTAACTCTATTATCAGATATGGCAAGCATTGTTTTATTCAAAGCTTTAAGAATATGATATGCACCAGAAGAACCTGTATGTACAGTAATTGCTCTTGGCCATGTTGATGACAAGTTCCAATTACTTAGGTTAACCACAACAGTACTTCTGACAAATGACAATGGACAATCAGACGTATAGTGACCACCAAATGTGAATATTGTATGGTTATAAGCATCAATATCAGCACTCAGAGAAATGTGATTTTCAAAATAATCAGAAGGACTGGTCCATGATTGGCATACTCTATAACCAGTGGATGCATCATTTGGGAAACAATATTTATCAGCTACCCACTCCAACTTTCCAGAACTTATGTTGAATGGCCTTATACATATATGCGTAACATCAGTTCTCAGAGTCTGGTCGAAATAAAACACATATCCAATATCCGGGTCTGTTGCATCGGGAACTATTGTAAATAGACCCCATCCACCAGTTGCAGAACCTGTTCCACCACCAAAATCAAACTCTGGAGACAATCCAGCATCTTCGACAGATATGTGGTGTGTATACATGTATGGGTCATTTACATCAACATCTGGAAATGGAACTTGAATGTCTATTGTATATATATCAGTCTCATTGCTTTGACCTTCCGCATCAGTACATTTTATTTTCCAGTAATTTTTCCCGTCTCTAACAAAATAGTGCTTAAAAGTCCAAGATGAAGTCGTTGATGTTTCATATACATGCCAATATCCGCTTTCATTTGTATACAATTCAATCAACGAAACTCCATTCGTTGCATCACAGTTGACAGAAAAGTTAACATACTTATCATTCGTCTCTACATATCCATCTGCTGGATAATCTACAGATATACTGATAATGAATGTATAGTTTATATAGACCCATCGATTATCAGCCTTTCCTACATATCCAGCTATATCAGTACATGTCACATTGTATGTATAATTACCATTATCAAGATTGGTTACGTTATACCAAGCAGATACTGCTGTTCCAGACCCTACCTTATTCATTGTATAATCCGTCCCATTAAAGTGGAGAATACATGAATCTATATTTGATATTTTATCACTTGCAGTTACATTAACAAACGCCCATTTTCTATCAACTACTACATTTTCATCTGTAGGAGAAACATAGCTGACTGTTGGTGGTCCTAAATCAACATAATAAACTAAGTTAGTGTTTGACGTGGAATCGTCACAATTCCCATTTGTATCACAACATGCTGTGTAAATGTGGTTTGTACCTTCACTTAGCCCAGAAATAGAACATGATATGCTAGTTGTTCCATCGCCAGTACAATCATTTGTCATTGAATCATAATCTGTATCGGTTGTTGACCACCTACAATCTCCTTCCTCGTCTAGCGTAAATGTTAATGTAAATGAGGTTGAAGTTAGGGTAGATTCATTTGCAGGGTTCCAATTCGATTGAGTAGGTGGGTTCGTGTCTCCACCAGATTGACTCTGTTCAGAGGATACTGAAATTGAAGGTTCATTTGTATCCCAAATGCCAGCTATGACCCAATCAACTGTCCAATTCATATAACTGTCATCTGTACTCGTAAATCTCGCGACGTAAATTTTCAATACTTTATTGGTTGAATCCCATGTAGCTTCACCAACATTATTGCTAGTCTCATCATCATGATATAATGTGAATCCAACATATTGTGGGGTATCAATAACTAGGTCTGAGGAGAGCTCATCATAATACTTTTGACTGTAAGATGTATCCCACGTAATAGTTTTAGCGAGTGTATCTTTTTGAACATAAATTGAGGAGATATACCAGTTGTTTATAGTAATATTTCCTAATTTATAGCTACTTTTATCAGCAGTTCCTGTTGTATCTTTAGCTACAATATAAGATGCTGGCTTTTGATTTGTGTCATCAGCATTGAAATAATTACCAGGCTTGAACGTATATTGTGTATAATAATATTTAGAATCAGTATCTTCATCTACATCGAGTGCATATGAACAAGTATAGCGATGTTGACTTCCAGTAACACTATAATCAGTCATTTTTTGTTTTACTCTAAAAAACACATTATTATTTGAACAATAACCAAGTGAATGGTAATAAAAGTGACTTGTGGTACTGAGTGGTGTCATAGCCCATCCTTTTGTTGAAGGGTCGACTTCAAAATCTGATGCAGCACAGAATGTTGAATATATATCACTTCCACTACCTACTGAAGGATTACCATAGTAAATTGAATAAATAACAGGACTGGAACTAGTTTTATCTGCTTTAAACCAAACAACGGCATGTTCTGCGAAATGATTCCAATCTTCAATCCAAAATGGTAATTCTGTACCGCCAGAGTTACACGGTGCATTGACTATTCTAATGTCTGAACCATCAGAGTTTGCATGTGTAAAGTCAAAGTTACTCGATGTCAGTTCAACCATATAAGTAGCATTCAATAATGAAGATGTTAGAGTTACATTTCTACAATATTGCCAGTTTGAATTCCACCAGGGGTCTACTGGTCCAAATGACCATTTTACGTTTTGATATGGATTATATTTGTAACCAACAATTCTAATTTGATAATCTCTGCCTGCTCGGAAGACATAGGCAAATTTAGCAGTGTGGTTTTTATTACACCAATAACATCCACACCAAGCACCATTACATGGCTTGGTTAAATCAATTGTTCTCCAAGAGTCTCCCCACTTTCTCTGCAAAATAACTTCTTTCACATTAGGTTCAGTAGAAAATAACCATTCTTTGCTAGGATATATGAAAATATCTCTGTTTGTAGTAAAATTAATATAAGCATAACATGGGTCTTCAACAGTTCCATTACAAACCATATCTCCAGAATATCCGGTAATCGTGATTGCACCAATAGAAGAAAGATAAAAAAATAAAGAAGCAACTAAAAGTGCAGAACCAAGACTAGTCAGAGCACCCTTTATTCTTTTTGCATATACTCTGGAATACTTGACAATCTTAATCACCTCTTCTTATGAAGTTTCCATTCTCCAGTATTTTCATTTATTAAAATGAATCTCTGAATATTTTTGTCTTCTGCTGTTGATTGCCAACCGATTCCATGATATACAACTTCACCAGCTTTACCACCCATAACATAACTTACTTTATGTCGTCTAAAGTTAATCCATCTAAAGCCACTCTTTTTGCATTGATTTAATAGTTTTTTGTCCAATTCCAAATCTATTTTTTCATCATTGACGCAAATGTCTCCCGATTTTAAGTCAACTCTGAACTTTTTATTTTTGTATTCAGCAGAAATTTCATGAATGTCAGAATGTTTGAGTTTTAACAGAGCCCTGTTTAACTTTACTACATTATCATCTCCAATTTCTATATAATCTGTAAATTGTCGTAATTCTGAGATAGGTTCGACTATATCAACTGACTTAGATACCTTAGCCTTAACCCGCATTGTATTGCCACCTCATTATTTAAGATTCGTCGTATTGGAATGTTATTGTCTGAGTTCCGATGTCTCCAGGAGTTGTAACTGAGCTTGGAACTACTAACTGAACTACTAAGTATTTGGAATATCCAGGACTTGATGTAATACCACCACTAGGAGTTAAGTCCAATGCTTCGGACTCAGAATCCCAGCTAGCCAATGTGGTAGTTGCTATGCTAGATTCTGAATTAGTTGGTGTTGCACCGGTAGTGGTTGCTCCAGCTTTCAAATCTAAGTTTGCATCACTAAGAGTACCTGAAGAGTGCCATGTTTTGATATTGTCTATTTTATTGAAAGTCCCGCTGAATCGGAGTCTCATCCATCGTTCATAACTGTAGTTTGTTCCACTAGATGGTACTTGAATTGGGTTGTTTTGATAATCTGTTCCTGTAGAGTCATATGCATCGACAGACATCAAATTCCAATTTGATGCGTCTCCAGATGACGGGTTTTCAGTTCCGGCATTAGTTCCGGTATATATTTTTAATTCTACGGTTGCAGCCATCTTCAATCACCTATTTTTTAATTAGCATAAGTTTTATTTAAAGTTTAGCCCGAACTGGGCCTTCTGATGATAACTATTAACTGACCTGAAGTTCCACTTGGACCGAATGCAATTACATCACTAGGTTTAATATTTTCCTTTTTCATTTCCTGAGTTATATTTTCTGGAGTGTCATCAATAAACCAATACGGATTGTAAGTTTTATCGAATGCCATAATTCATTTCACCTCTTTTGCAATTTCAAAATCAAGGCAACTCTTTCTTTTTCAGTTCTTGGTATTTTGTCATCATATCCCAAGCTTCTGATTAATTCAACTTGCTCTTTTTTATTCAAAGCGTATAGTTCTTTTGATGTATATCCTTTGACTGGTGTAGTCGTTGCTTTCATTACTTTCTTGACTGCTTCCATTACCTTAGTTGGAACGGGTTTGCCTTTTTCAAATTTTATCGGACCTTTTATTGTTGGCATAAAATCACCTCAACATAAACCCAATCACACTTGAAATAACCAAAATAAAAATGCTAATCAATATTTGGTAAAATCTTGAATCGACTTTATCTATTTTATCTCGTATCCATTTAATATCCTGTTCTATAGCCTTTATACTAGCTTCAACACCACCAAGTTCATGATTTATGGTGCGAATTGATTTCCATATTTCATCAATATCTTTTCTCTTGACTGTTGCTGCCATACTTGTCACCACCGAAAAACCTTAACAGTCTACGGCAAATTTCGCACATCTCTAATGGCGTGGAGTTAAATTCGGCTATATGTATCCTATCTCCATCTGTTTCTATTACAATTCTACGTACATCTACCTTTGACTCGTGCTTTTTCATTTAATCACTTGGCTTTTAAGACTGGTCGAAATATGGTACTACATAAGTCGAAGTTCCTACTTTTATTTTCAAGTATCCTGTAGGGTTTGATGGTAGAGCATCTGCACTGCCTGCAGAGCCAACTGTGGTTTGAGTCATATTTGAGTTCCATACAACAGTTTTGTCAGCAGCTATTGTAATATCTTGATTGAAAGTAGCAGCTCCATTAACTGTTAATGTATCTACTGCAGCATCTCCGAAAGTTAATGAAGAATTTACTGTCAAATCTCCTTCTACAGTCACGTTACCTTCAAATGTGCTAGTCTTATCAGCACGAGTGCATTTTATATATGAAGTTCGTATTGCCATTTTTCATTCACCTCAATACAATGTTAATGGGAGAGCGGAAGCTCTCCACTTCAGGGACTAAAAAAATTAAATGTCCCCTGGAAAAAATTCCGTATATTATGAGACCAGACTATTACGCTTATGCGTCGCTCACGATAATTCTGACGATTGCATCAGAGTGTATTGGACTGACACCGTGACTCATTGTAAGTTTCATTCTTACTTGGTCTGCGTTTGGCCAATCAAAGACCTTTATTTCAGGCTTGACTCCCCAGACCAATGCTCCTACTGGTCCTGCCTTAACAAGACCACATAGGTGTGCGTTAGTATCGAATGACTGGTTGCTTCCTTGTGTAACGATGCTATCTCCACTTGAGATGGATGGTACCTTTGTTGTGCTTACAACTTTAATTCCTAGATACCTACCAATTTCACCATTGAGTACTACTTCATTGCTACCGTATTCGGAAGCATTCACGAACTGAGAGTCCTTGAGTAATGCTTCCTCTTGCTCAGGTGCAATGAATAGCACGAATGGCTCCTTTGCAGTAGGTTCCCAAGTATTCTTAGTTACACTGGATTTAGTGAATGTGTTGGAATTCCAGTAATATCCGTGATTTGACATTAATAGTCTCTTTGCTTTTGCTATTAAGTCAGTTGTTAGAACATCTCCTGGGTCCAGACTGTTGTCTGCATCAGTGGCGTCACCTCCATATATCGTCTGGCAACCATTTGTTGTATCACTCATTTCGGTTGCTCCTAAACTTGGAGATGAGCCGGCAGTACCTAGAATAGCGTCTCTGATAGCGGAGTCAATGGAATTCTCATATTTGTATGAGAGTTCCTCTCTGGCATATGTTACTAGGTTCAATGCATTTGTTCGTATTGCTTCATTTGTCAAAGCAATACCATAGTTGTATCGTGTTGGTGTTATCTGGACACCATTTAATGTGTTTATCTGAGTCCATGAAATTTCGCTTCCAGCAGCATATTCAGCACTGGAAGATTCCCATGAACTGTCAGATAGATACTTCGTTCTGTATGGTATAATGATGTCCTTGTGTCCTTCTGGTAGTGTGTATTGAGTTACTATTTGCAAGAATCTCATTCTTTCCTTTGCTGCATCAATTGCCTTCTTCAAGTACATTATTGGCTGTAGCATATATGCATTGCTTACAGCACCTCCTCTTGTTGATGTAGTGGATGTTACTGTTGAAGCGAGTTCAAAAACTCTCCATCCTAGAGCATTGGTCTTTGGCTCATAGGAAAGCTGGAGAGTTACGTCACCTGCATTGTTGTATAGTCTTTCTCTGAGATATTGTAACATTGATATGTCTACATCTTCAGTTGTTCCGGCTGTTGGGTAATTCATATTTATATCACCTTTAACAGATAGTTTTACACCTTTATTTTCTTCACTTAATTTTTGTTCCATATCAGAATTCTTCTTTACTTTTTTCCATTCTTTTGCAGCGGCTTTGACTAACTCAGAGCCCTTGAGCTCTGGATGTTTCTTAGCAAACTCCTTGACGAACTTTGTAAACTCTGAATTTAATAATTCCTTCTTACCCAAGTACTCGAGCAAATTCCAAACATCATGGTAAGAAATTGCCCTAAGTTCTTGGGTAGTTTCCTTGCTTCTGCTGTCTACAACGACAACTTCTGGCTTAGTCTCGGCCTGCTCTTCCTCAACAGTCTCAGACTGAGCAGGCGTTTCTTCTGGCTTTGTCTCTGGTTCAGGTTCTGGCTTTGTTTCTTCTTCATTCTTTTTAGTTTCTGGATATGCATACTTATCAGGGTATGGATATTTCTCTTCTTTCTTTTTCTTTTCCTTGTTTTTTTCTGTTGTAGGAGGGTATGGATACTCCTCCTTCTTTTTCTTTTCTTTTAATTCTTCATTTTCTGGTTTAGCTTCTGGCTTTGTTTCTTCTTTAGGTTCCTCGTGAGCAACGGGAGCGTTTTGGCTGGTCTCTTCGTTCTTGAAGTCTATATTTTCTTCAGCCATAATTCGCTCACCGTCTTGATTTAATACGAAGAGACTATTAGGGATTAAATCGATACCGTCTCCGGTATCATTAGCTTTATTCAAAAATGTACGTTTACAAGCTGGTTCTACAACCAGTGAAAAGTTTTTAAATATAAAGTCTTTTACACTACCAGACTCTCCTCTACCTACAATCTTGGGGCTAATACCAAATTTAGCACCCATCAGTATAGCCTTTTGAGCATTTTCATCAGCAATAATCAAATCAGCAATAATAGTACCATCATCTAAATATTTAGGATTTTCAATAAATCCAATCCAAGATTTAGCACTGGTATCATCATGGTCATAAAACAAATATCTTATGCTAGGATTCTCCCAGTCAGTATTCTCAAATGCCTCTTTAAGTTCCTGTTTATCATAGTACCATTGATTCCACACTCCTGTACTCATTACTGGATGCTGATGAATCCTAAGAATCTTAAATCCGTTCAGTTTCTCCCAACTGATTTTACTCTTAGGCATAATATATTATAGCAATTATCGAATATTTAAATACTAAATTCGACTATTGTCTAAATAAGTCCTAATTGCCTCTGATATAAATATACAGTATTAGGACTAAGTGAAAGCTCATCTGCAATTGTTTTTCTGGATATTCCTGCTTTGGTCATTAAGTATATTCGAGCAAGTTGTTGAGAACTTAGCTTGGGTGGTTTACCTACAGATTTGACTTTATCCCATAACATTATCCATTTGTTCTTTTCAATATGGGCAATGTGGTAAGAATATTTGCCAGTCACATTGATTAATTTTTTAGGTGGCTTAACTAGAACAGGGGCACCTTCTTTTTTAGCTTGCTCTATTGGTTTCAAATTAATAATTCCTTTATCAGACTTTAATTCGAAATGAATCAAATGGTCATTAACTTGATGTATGGTATAAATCCCTCTAGCTATAATTGTAAATACTCCAGGATAATGAGTACCAGCTGTTCCGATTTTATGAGTCACGCCTTCAAAGAATAACCAATCGATAGGTTCTGGGACTTTTATTGTACCTCTTACATGTTTGTCAGCCCCATAATTAGTTTCTTCTATTGTTGATGGTTCAAATAGAGTTATACCTTCTAATATTCCTTCCAATTCATCTTTTTCAAACAGTGTTTCTGCTTTACTATAAGTCAAGACTTTTCCATAATCTTTAGCTGGAATGAAAAATCTAACATCCCTATGAGCCTTTTTACCTATGGTATGAACTTGCATTACAAATGGCATCCAGAGCTTATTATCCATTATCTTTTTGAAATTAGCTTGCATTCTGAGCGGGAAATCTCTGACATAAATGTCATGCCCTTCTGTTTTGGGTTCTGAAGCTAATTTCTTGACAGCAAATCCAATCGATTGAACAATGTTTTCTAAATCATCAACTGTAGATGTAGTTTTCTTTTCTGTAACATGGGCTACTCTTGGTTTGTGAATTGAATAGTGTATACCACTAGAAGTTTCATGTCTCCAAATTTCTTCAATTAAAATTGAAATAATCTTACCTGCATCAATTTTTTCATCGGTATTGAAAGTACGACCCAAAACCAAAACATTCTTTCCATTGAGAGTGACTACTTTCTTTGGATTTATCATGTTCATATCTTTTTTTCTTAGATAGATTCCTACGGTATAATTGTATAATCCTCTTTCTTTAGGATTCCTCTGTAAAACTACTACATCTATATCAACCAAATGTCTATACTTTATCCAAGCATGTGAAGTTTCATCAAATGAATATGGTGCATCTAGTCTCTTAATCACTGCACCCTCAGAACCTTGTAAATCGGCCGCCCATTTAATTGCCTTCTCAACTTCTTCTTTACCTTTAGCAAACTTTCTTGGAATTTTAATTACTCTGTTGTTAAATTTCAGCTTGTGTAAATATTTGATTCTTTCTTTCAATGGTAAATGAAGAATAGGCTTATTGTAGTAAATTATATCCCAAACAAAAAGTTTGACATTTTTATCATCAACTTTCTTACCAGATTCTATTGCTCCAATAAATTTCATTAGTCCTCTGCGACCAGCAACTTTGTTTCCTTCAAATAAAATTAATTCGCCATCAATTATGAAATCTTCTTTGCTTAATTTTCTAATAGCCTCAATTAAAGTTGGGAAAGCATCTGTAATGTCTTTTCTCTGCTCTGAAAATATTTTTACTTTATCACCAGATTTGTGAATGCAAGCATGAAATCCATTTGCTTTATATTCGATGGAATATTCGACATTATCTTCAATTTCTTCCATTACATCTGGAATTTTGTAATATGCAGAACCATAAGGTTTTTGAGGCAGATAAGGCGTAAACATTTTTAAATTCACTGCCATTTCAATTACTTTTGGTGGTAGTACTCTGACTAATTTCAAGTCATAAATTGGAATGTAATCATCATGGGGACCAGAAGATTCACCAAAAATGAAATGTAATTTATTCGCTAATTCATCTGGCAACATTTTCATTAATCTAACTCTAATTGCACGTTCAAGAAAATCATTTCTAATAGCTGTATGACATTTAGGACAGATGATTGGTTCTACTCTAACTAATAAATCAATATCATTAGGATAATGCCCATCTTTGGATTTAACTGTAGAACCAACCAAGCTAATTACATCTTTGATGACTGTGAAATCATCAAATTCTTTCAGAAATTTTTCGGGATTGTTTAAATCATATCTTTTGTTTATTATTTCCTTCTTTCTACTTACTATTTTGTAAAGTTCTAAAGCATAGTTTTTATAATGTTCTGGATGAAACTGGATTCCTCTTTTTTTCAATTCATCATAGATTAATTTGGCAAGATTTATTATTGTCTCTTCAGAATATTTGAATTTTCCTTTAGTTTTCAAAGTTGTGTACCAAGCTAAGACGATTCTCCAGTCATCTTTAAGAACTCTGGTTGGTAACTTGCTTGGGTTATAAGTTTTAACATTTTCAATTAACTCGACATTAGCAAACTCAATCTCTTCTACTACAGTTTCCAAACCTTCTTTAGGCTTCCACCTTATTGGATTAATGAATCTATCAATCCAAGTAAAACTATATTCCCAAAATTCCTTTTGGTGTTTCCACCAATTCTTAATTTCATCTTCGGAAATCAAATGTAGATTTTTTCTTTCTTCAAATTGTTTCTTAGTAATTTTGTTTGGTGGATGTAATCTGATAACTCCATAAACATAATGTTTATCAACTAAGTACAATGCCTTATCAACTGAATCTATTTTTTTGTTCAAAACTATTAACTGTTGTTTATCCTGCCAAACCCATTTGGCATGAGGTTCGGGAAGATATAATCCTTCTCGATATTTATCTTCTAAATCTAAAGTCATTCCATCATAAGCAAGTAAAACTTTAGTACTGCAGTCTCTTCTAATCTCTTCCCAGTATTTCAATATTTCCTTTTCTGCTACTTCAAACTTAGGATAAGTGTGACCAGCTTGAATTAAGATTGCTACTTTAGGTTCATACTTTTTTATTAATCCAAGTGCAGTTTCAACTGATTGATGTCCTTTAATTTGCTTGCCAAAGTACATTGCTGCATCTAATATCCAGAGTTTAGCATTATAGAAGTATTTATCACTTTCTTTTGGTATTTCACCTAAATCCTCACTATAAATAATATCATTAAAACGATAAGCTACAGTTGGAAATCCGGGCTGAATAGAATGCTCAATTCTAATTGGTAAAAACTTTATCCCATCGACTTCAAATTCTTCATAAGGCTTGATGAAATGAGGTTTTAATAAATCTATATTCTTATAATTTTCTTTTATTCTAGCCCACGTTTGTTTTTCGCAATAAAAATCCAGTGTCTGAATATCTTGGTCTGCTAACCAGTGTATTAAATTAGGAATCCCACCAATTACATCATGATGTGCATGAGTACATAAAACAAAATCAATTTTTTTGATATTATTAGCCTTTATTTGCTCAGTGAATTGTGGCGTTACATCTATAATGAATTTCGAGTTCTTTATCTCAAAATAACAAGAACTATTCGTTCTTCTATCCTTACCTTCACCCCTCACGGGTTCAGTTGGGCCTGAGCCAAGAATAATCAGTTTCATAAACCATCTTCCTCGCATTAAATTCCAATCGATTTAATACCTTTTTGACCAAATCAATTGGAATGTCCAACGCTTCCGAAATTAAATCTGCATTCAATCCATGTATATTTTGTACGTGCAAATAAAACAAAAATTCCACTATTTGTTTTTCAGCTTCCTTTTCATTCACATGAATCACCCTTTCTTGTTTTTAGGCTTTTCAGGCAAGCCTTCAGCCTCCCTAATCCATCTTTCTATTTTTTCATCTGACTGCAATAATCCTACCTTTGCATATTGAGTCAGTCTAGTGGCTTTTGAATCTAACTCTTCCAATGCAACTTCACCCCAAACTATTTTTGGTACACTAATTTTCTTGTTATGATTTTTGTTATAAAGTTCAGCTATTCTGTAAAAGATTTTGTTTTCTATAGTTGAAACAGTTCTTCTGATTATGTCTTTGAGAGTTAATTTGGCAATGTATTCTTGTCTAGCTAATGTAGCTCGGTTAGTAGCTTCACCAGAACCAGTTGCAAAGGCTTTAGGCATGCCCATTCCAGTTATAATTTGTTCAATGAAGTAATCTAGAAATGAACGTAGCCTTTCTGGGTGTTTTGATTCTAGAATTTGTAATTCATTGTAATAAGCTGTGGCAAAAGCAGTTCTAGAATTCACATTTTCTAATTCCTTAATTGCATTTGCAATTTGTTCTTCAGTTGGTTCATGCATTTCATCTCCAATTTTAGCAAATAAGAGAGGATTTCCAACTCTGTATGCTGAATTGGTATATCCTTCTTCGGCAGCTTTTAATTCTAAAATGGTTTTATAAACAGGTTCAATCAAACCGATAGCTTGCAGACCACTACCTATAGTGTAAAGTTTAAATACTACTACTCTTTCTGGTGGGAAGAAAATTTGATTTCCACCGACTTTTACTCTGTCTGGTACTTTGATTCTTTTATCTTCTGGAATCATTATTGCACCAGGTAAAGTTTGTACATAACCTAAAGGATTTCCGTATTCATCAACTGCAATTCTAAATGAACTGTCTCTGGCATAGTCAAAATATTTTGGGTCTATTACATCCAAATCAACAATTTCATCTTTCTCTTTTGCATAAATCAATTCGACTGGTGCAACTCCATAAATGCATTGAAATTGAAATATTTTCGTGAGTAGAAACTCCCAGTCATTTTCCCCTCCTCTTTTTCCAATTGTGTTTAAAAATTCCGTAAAGAATTCTACACTTTCTTGGTCCCCTTCTAGTCTATACCCAGAACTCATTATTATCTGCACTATTTTGTTAATCGTGTTGAAAACAACTGGACATGAATAATATGCTTGCTCCAATAATGTTGGACTGACTTTCTCAGGCATAAAATCAGAATACTTTACTGACAATGGGTTTGGTTTCAATCCACTTATCATTGGCTTGGCGAGAGTGAACTCTCTCATTCCAATTCTCCTAGAAATAGCTTGCCTGAGTTTAGTGACTATACTCATATTATTACCTTATGTTTACTACTTTAAAAAGTTTTAGGCTTAAGTTCGAATGTGAAAAAAGCCTTATTCATCGGTCTTTTTACAGGCTTAATACCACTTAAAGCAAGTGCTAAACTCATAACCATATCATCATGGGCTGCAGTAGTCTTATAAGTAGTAGCTCCAGATGGAGTTTTTGTTACTATAAAAGAAGTAAGTTCCTTATAAAGTTTGTCAGTAAGTGCTAAACAACTGCCTCCAGCTTTTCTTGGAATGACCAATTTACCATCTTCCAAAATCTTTCTCAAATTCATTAGGTAATTGTTCCTGCTTGCAAAATCAAACTTACAACCTACCGCCCTAATCTGTTTCGACCTCAACTCTTGTAAGATTGTAACTCCAAAAGTCGATTCGTCTAAATAAATTGCCTCTGGTCTATACTGATTATAAAGAGACTCGAGTCTTCTTATTTGAGCAGAGATTGGCATTCCTTTATATCTTTCTATTTTGCGAATGTAATACTTGTCACCTTCAGTTTCTACTACAGTGAAGACGGTATAATCTACATCCTTTCCAGTTCCAACAGCAAAGTCAGCACCAATGTAAATTCTACCACCCTGAGATTCACTCTTGAAATCAAGTTTCTCGTCAAAAGCATTAAGCACGAGATTTGGTGGGAAGAATGCATCTTCCATTGCAACGACATCACACATGTATTCTTGTCTGAATCTAATCGAACCCATTGTCTGTTTAATTTCCTCCAATCTTTTTTCAGAATAGAGCTCAGGAAAGATTGGCTTTCCTTCTTTGTCAAAAGCACTATAAACTTTACCAACAAAGACAGGATTCTTTAACAATTTATTTGGGAGGTCTATTGCAGAGACTGGAGTTGAAATTACAGCCAGTTTACCGCCCTTAGCCGTTACCCTGGTTATGACCCATCGTTCGAATATGGAATGGTCCTTATACTGAGCAGCTTCATCACAAATGACATAATCAACGTGAAATGAACGTATGTTTTCATTGTACGGCTTGCAGAATATCTTGCACTTAGTTGACGTGTTTATCTCAGTTTTTGTCCAAGTTAGTTTATCCTTTTGTTCTGGTTCTAAAATCTTCAACAGTTCATTCGTTGCAATTGCAGTTTTTATTCTTTCTAGAATTTTCACGGATTGGTCAATTACATTTGAAACTATGAGTATTTGTTTTCTTCTATTGTAAAATGCAAGCCAAAGAGGAATTGCAACTCCAAATATTGCAGTCTTACCGTGACCAGTTGGTGCAACTATGACTACTCTATCATGACTAAGAAACATGTCAATCCATTCTCTGTGAAAAGGTTTCAGAGTAAGCCCCAAAACCCTTTCAATCCAGAAGGCCGGATTGATTCTCCCATAAACGATGAACTCTTTTTCATCCATACCTTGAAGAATTTCCTCCATCGTACGCATAATAGTTTTATGTTGAAATTAATTTAAATACATTATCGCATATACTAATTATGCCTCGAGATTTGTTAAAAACAATCCGGGAGAATCCTAAAACACTTTCAGAACTTGCTAAGGAATTCAAATGTTCTAAAAACCAAATGAAAAAACAGTTAACTGGGTTGAGAAAGAGAGGAGTACAGGTTGAAAAGATTAGAGACAAAAACGGAGAAACTCACTATTATGTTCCAAGCAGACTTCGTTCCAGTGTAAGAGTAGTAAAGACTGATTATTTTGGTTTAATTGGAGACACGCACTTATGTTCAAAATATGCAGAAGAAGAAGCATTGCAAATGTACTATGATGAAATTGCAGATAGAGGAATAAAGGAAGTCTTTCATGCAGGAGATTTAATTGATGGGATGAACGTCTATCAAGGACAAGTAAATGATTTGAAAGTAATAGGACTAACAGACCAGATTGAATATGCGATTAAAAACTATCCAAAAAAGAAGGGAGTGAAGACTCGAGTAATTGCTGGAAACCATGACTTGAAAGAATTCAAAAAAAGCGGGATAGACCCAGTCAAACAAATCGCACAAGAAAGAAAAGACATAGACTATTTGGGCCAGTATTATGGAAGAGTAAAGCTAAAAGGAGACGTCATATTGGAATTATCTCACGTATCGGGAGGAGCTCCCTATTCTCTATCTTACAGGATGCAAACTTACCTGCGAAACAGACCGCCAAGCAAATATCCCGACATTCTAGCAATGGGCCACCTGCATACCAGTTTCTTTGCAGATTACCAGGATGTACTGACATATAATGTCGGTAGCTTCATGGGAGATACTGATTTTCTCAGAAGGAAAGGAATCATCAGCACCATCGGCGGATGGATAGTTGAATTGAAGGTTAAAGACGGAAGAGTAGTAAAAGCCATAAACGAATGGGTGAAATTTTAATGGAAATCCCCACCTGGAAAGAAGTCGACTTCGAAACTTGGAAAAAAGTCTTAAATGAAATTATAGAGAAACAAAAATCCGACCTAGTACGATACGAATTACTCAAAAACACTCCAGATAAAGACTTAAAGAACTACTATACTCAAAAATACCAATCTATCAAGACAGACTGGATAAATAATCTAGAACTCCTAACCACAGGTACTAAATTCAAAGATATCAGTAAATTCTACTTAGATGAGGATGGATTACCTGTACTTAAACAACTCGGCCCTACATTAATTAAAATGTACAATAAACAAGTAGATGAGATTAACAAATCATATATATAAATCGTCGAAGTCATTTATGTACGACAATTGTCGAAACATTAGTATCCAGAGCCGAAACATAAAATATGTAGAAATCTGCCACTATCCCCCTTTCATCAAAAAAATTGTCGTGAATTCTAAATTTTCCTTTCGTTAATTGTCGTATAGTAACCTATATATATGAGTATAGCATAATATCATAATATGAGAAAGAAAAAATTGTTTCGGGTAGTAAAGAACTTTTTTGGTAGTTTTTTTGGTAAGAATGGGGACTATATGAACTATGACGAATTTCTGAAGAGATATAAGGACTATATGGAACAGCAACGAATAAAGAAGATGGTGATGAGATGGCAGCAATAAAATGTCCATATTGTGGAAATCTGAAAGCAGTGAAGGTTGGAAGAAAAATAAAATGTAATGTATGTGGTTACGGGGTGACAAAAAGCGATGTAACAAATTGGGAAAGACAAATTAGGAAAATAAGGAAAAAAGGAAAGAAGAACAGCGATATAGTAGTAGTAGAAGAAGAGAAGAAGAACAACATAGTAGTAGAAGATAACAAGATAGTAGTAGTAGAAGAAAAACCAATAAGAGAAGCACAAGAAACCATAAGAAAAATAATAAGTAAAGATGGGCGAATGAGTAATAAGGACAAGGAACTTTTACAAAGAGCGTATAACACAATAGCACAATATGGTATAGAACTCACAAGAGACTATTTCTATAATATAGTGAGAGAGATTTTCAGTAATAACAACGAATATCTAAAACTACAGCAACGAAGAAAAGAAATCATAATAGTAATAAAGCATATAACCACAATAGGAAACCAATACATAAATGACTATTTACTTAATATAGCACAAAAAGAACTAAAAAGAGTAACCAACAAAATAAAACAAATGGAGAAAGAAAGGCATAAGGACTATATCGAATATAAGAAACTAAAGAACAGGGTAATTAGCAGATTAAGATATATATCTCAGTTAGAACAACAACGAATATCAAAACTCTATTATAAAGAAAAACTAAATTTCGCGTGGAAATACAGAAATTTACTTTGGAAACAATATATAACTAATAAATCAGAAATTAGTAAAGAAGACTTAAATTCTATAATTTACCACATTAATTTAGGAATTCGGCAATTGTCGAGAATCTAATCAAAATTTTTATTTTATTTTTCTCTTTATTATCTTATTCTCTTATTAGTTTATTAATTTATTAATAATAGTTTGTTATTAAGAAAATGTTTGGCTTTATCATAAGTATTATTGAGGATTGATAAAAATGATAACAACAAAACAAATGAGAAAGATTGAGGAAATGTTTGAAAATGGCTTAATTGGATTTGAAACATATAGGGATATAGTAAGAAAATACCTTAAAGATAAGGGTGTTTGGTAAATGAAGAAGATTAAGAACGAATTTGGGACTTTTTACATAGGGAAGAAAAGAAATATAGGTTTTGGTGGGGTTGGTAATGTAGTATACCAAGAGATTCAGGTTAGAAATGTGAGAACAGGTAAGGTAAGGACTATTTTGGCAGGATTGGGATTTATTACAAATCAAATTAAACTTAATGACTTAATGAGATATAGAATTAAAAAGGGTGATATTGAAAACTTTAAATCGGGTAAGTGTGAAGTTATAGAAGTTTATTAAGGTGTTTTTATGAAATGGAGTGAATTTAAAAAGAATGTAAAGTTAATGATGGAGGTATTGAAAAAAGAAGAAAAGGGGGAAGAATTGAAGCAAGAAGTAGTATATACTGATGACGCGGTTGTTATGGCGTTTATACCTAAATATTCGAATGTAAAAAAGAATTTTGAAAAGTTTGTAGGCTGGGAAAAGGATAGAGTTGCTCACGTTACTGATATTAAGAATGCTTATATGAATGCGATGGGGGAAACGGGAAGCTGTATAAGTGTGTATTACTTTAAAATCGTTTATGAGTTTATCAAACATTATGATAAAGTGTTAATAAGGACTAAAAAGGATTATCCCGTATGGTTTGAAACTGATGACTTTATACTAATTGTAGCACCAAGAACGGATTAAAATGTTTGACTTTATCTTAAGTATTTATGAGGTGGTTTTATGGCAATTGAAAAAATTTATGACAAACTCTTTAAAGAATTTGAACTTTACGAAATTAAATTTATAACGGATTGTTTAAGAGGAGATGAGGATAATAGAACCAATAAAGAAATTTTAATCGAAGCGATTAAGGACATTGTAAGTGAGATTGTAAACTATGACGATACGGACGATTTGGCTCACGATTGGGCGGACAGCAATACGGAAATCTATACAACAGAAGTATTTAAAATTTATTCTAAAAATGCTTATTATTCCGTATTTGCGGACGATGCGAGGCAGGAGTTTGGAACGAATGACGATATAGTCAAGGACTTACAGGCGGGCATTTATTTGGCTTTGAGAAGGTTTGTGGAGTTTGTAATTCAAACTTATAAAGAGTTAAAAGAGGGAGGGAAAGATGAAGACGAATGAATTAGATTTTATTAAAGATTGGTTTAAAAGCGATTTAGACATACAAATAGAAGTTGAATTTAAAGGACAAAAAGGCATTATAACATTAGAAAATAACGCATATTATACTAATGGACAAAGATATAAAGGGGATAAGAGAAGGATTATTTACGATGATGATTTTGAAAATTCAAAAATCTATGACTTTTTAGAAGAGAATTTTAAAGAGTATTTTTATAGTGAGTATGATTATGACGAAGTTATTAATTTTCTTTTGAGTTTAGAAGAGAACGGGTTTAAATTGAGGGTGTTATGATGGCAATAAAAGGTATGTATTTAAACGGCTGGACGGAGTTAGAAACCAAAAAAGAGATGGAATTTAAAGACAAAGACGAAATCAGGACCTTTATCTCTAAAAACGGCGGGGCTTTTGTATTTGAAGAGGAAGGAGAGAAAAGAGTAATCAGAAGCGATGACGAGAGAGGAGAGAGGAGCATACTATTAGGCAAATTGTTTAATTTGATTTGATTTTTTTATTTTCATATTAAAGGTGTTTTTAAATGGCAAAGAAAGAAGTATATATTGACGAGGCAAATAAGGTAATCTTTACTAACTTAAACGGGTATTTAGAGCAAATTAAAAAGAGTGTTAAAGAGCAGGATAAGGGTAGAGAGTATTACATTCAGAGGGAAATTAACATTTCTAAAATCAAAATAGAAGAAAAATTACTAACCAAAAGCAACATATACAGATTAAGAGTTTATTACAATAACACTATGTGGACTTTTTATTTAGAAAACTATGAACAAGTTAAAGAGAAAATTGAGGAAATATTGAAAAACGGCTTATACTTATTTGACGATGAGAAAGCATACAGATTTGATAAGTTTATAGTTGATTTGATAAGGGTGAGAATATGGACAAAAAAATAAAACATAAATTGTTTTTAAATGTGGTAGGACTATGGCTTGATACATTAAAACCAAATCAAACCCCAAACAAAATTTTAATTGGAGATGTAAAGAGATTATTTGAAATGCTAAAAAAGGAAAATTTAATTTAAGGTGTTTTTATGAAACAATTAAGCGAAAATCAAATTAAGGCGATTGAGACATTAGAACCAAAAGAGTTTATCCTATGGGGCGAAATAGCAAACCTATTTGAAGATTTACTTCTAACAAAATCGGAAGCGAAAGAGGTTTTGGACTTTTTAGACATTAAGAATACAAAATTAAGGCATTTTGTTTATGAGCAATTAGAACTTAATGGGTTAGGTTAATATGAGAAAGGAAGATACAGACGAAATTTTAAAATTGAGAACCAAAATTAAAGAAAAACTACAAGAAATTGATGAATTAGTAGGAAAAATAAATGCGATTGTTTATGCGTATAGAATTAGAGGAGATGAAAGATGACAACGAGAGCGAATATTATCGTTTTAGGAGATATAGTATTTTCAGTTATGAGCGATGGCTATCCTGACGAAGTAATACCTTTCTTATTGGAAATAGCAAAAAAGTGTAAGAATGAGAAGGAATTTATAGGAGAATTAACTATTGAAAGCAACGAAGGAGATTGGCTTGAAATGGGAAAAGTGGCTTATCCTGACTATGAATATACTATTGATTTTGGAACGAGAACGATAACCTACGAGGAAGAATACGATGATGGAAAATTGATAGAGAAAAGCATTAAATTTTAGGTGTTTAAAATGACAACAATATTGTATTATAAAGACGGAACAGGAGCAAAGATTTACTACTCCAAAAAAGAAGAAAAAGTTAAAATAAAGTGGTTTATATGGAAATAGAACTTTTTGAAATAGAGGAATTAAAGCAGATATTTGACGAGGAATTTAAAGAATTCATAAAAGAAGGAATTGAAGAAGTAATTGAGGAAAAGCAAATAGTCAAAATTCAAAATTGGCTTAAAGAACAAACTATAAAGGATAGTTTAATAGCAGTTTTTTTCATAGCAGATTTTCAATTAGATAGAGTTACAAACGGAGAAATTTATCTTAATGTAACTCACAGGGAAATAATAATCAAACTAATTACTTGGACTGATGAAGATAGGGGTTATTATGAAGAAGCAATTGGAAGGGTGATTTTATGAAAAAGTTTTTAGTTAGATTGGCGGTTGAAAGGATAGCAGAGGGCATAATATATGCGGAAAACGAAGCAGAAGCGAGAAAACAGGCTAAAAGTTGGAACAACATTTGGGACGAGGAAACGGAAAGTGAGAGAATTTTAGATGTAATCGAATTGAAAGAGGCTGATTGAAATGGATATCGATAAAGTTTTGATTGGAAAATCAAGGACTCTGAAGTTATCTTCTATGACGATGAAGGAAATGAAGTAGGACGAAAAAACATATTCAATGCAATTAGGCTATTTTTGTGGGTAGAGAGTAATAAGGATTGGTGAAATAAATGTCGTGGGAAACTCTTGTAACGGGAGAATTTGTTTTCAAAAGGAAACCGAGCAAAAAGGACATAGAATTGATAAAAGAACATTTAGAAATTTATCCTGAATGTAAAACAGAATGGGGAATAGATAAGATTGAAATAGAGAAGCGAAAGGAAGGATATATTGTAGCATTTCTTGGATTGAATTGGACTTCTCATTTAAGTAAGGACGAGATTGAAGCACTCATTAAGAAACTAAAACCAAAATTAAGCAGATATGCTATAAGTTTGTATTATCTGAATGAACCGCACGAGGACTTTTATTGGGAAGAAGGTGAAGATAATGCAGATGAATAACAACGAGATAGAACTATTTTTAGATGACTTAAAACCAGAAATTCAGAAAGAGATAAAAGAACTATTAGGGGAACAAAATTATGATATAGTGCCAATAGCAGTTATACCTATTAATGAGGAGTGATATTATGCGAGATTGGAAGCATTTTTGGGCAGTTATTGAGTATTTGAGAAATGAGTTTTTAGAAGAGTATGGAAAGAATACATCGGACAATTATGAATTATGGATATCATTTGCAGTAGAATTATTCGAGTATTACCTACGAGAATATGAGAACTTAATAGAAGAAGGGATTGAATTTACAAAAGCAGTTAAGTTAATGGCATTAGAAAGAAGATTATCTCAAAAAGGAAAGAATTTTATTGGGGTTAAGTTTTAAATACTCTTTTAAGTTAATATTATATTGAGGTGTTAAGATGGAAACTATTACCATTACAAATCAAAGAGATATTAAGGTGCAACAGACAAAATATAAAGGAAGACAGGTATTGGATGTCAGAACATATATCAAAACTCCTACATTCGAAGGCTTTACAAAAAAGGGAATTACCATTCCTATCGAATTCGCTCCTTTATTAATAGAAGCAATACAGAAAGTTTATCAGGAATATCAGGAAGAAAGCAAAAACGAAACTGAATAAATTTTTTATTTTTTTATTAATTTTAATTGCGGTGGGTTAATGGTTAAACTAACCGCTCAATATAGGAAATTATTGGAAGATTGGCTCAAAAGACATAACATAGAACCCGATACAATAGACATTCAGGCGGAGTGGGATAGTCAATTATCATATAGGGAGAATAAGAAACTTCTCGCAGAGAAATATAACATAGTAGATTTGGAACTTGAAAAGGACGAATATGACGCTTATGAAAATGAACATTTGAGAGAAGAGGCAGACAGAACGGAAAAACAATTAGCAAAAGCTATAATGAAACTCAAAGGAAATGAGAACGAAATCTTAAATACGGCATTCTCTACGGCAAAAGAACTGGTTAAAACCTTACTGAAAAGCGAGAATATTCACGGGCTTATACTGAAAGGCGAGGCTGGAATTGGGAAGTCTCATTTAGTTATGAAGACATTATCAGAAGAAGGCTTAATGCTTGGGAAAGATTATAGCATATTAACAGGATATGCTACTCCGCTTGAACTATATTTGTATCTATACGAAAACAGGAACAAAAAAGTATTGGTCTTCGATGACATTATGAAACTATTCGAGAACAACATAAATAAGGGAATACTATTATCGGCATTATTCAACCCGACAGGTGACAGGATAGTAAATTACTATTCATCCACTGAAAAACTAACTGCTCCAAAGACATTTGAGTTTAAACCTAAAATAATCTGGTGTCTAAATGAAATACCACAGGAATTAGAACCGATTAAGTCAAGATGTTTTTACTATGAAATTAAATTCGATTATCCTACCAAAATCAAAATCCTATACGCAATAGCACAGGTGAAGAAAATACCATTTGATATTATTGACTTTATAAAGGAAAATACCAACGAGGCTTATCAAATAGACTTCAGACTACCTCTCAAAATATATGAAATCTATAAAGCAAATCCTAACAATTGGAAAAATCTATCCTTACAATTACTCCAACCAAAGCACGAAGACTTACTAATAGTGAAGGAATTGATGGAAAAATATGCGACTACAAAAGAACAGATTATACAATTTACAAACATTACAGGAAAATCGAGGGCTACATTCTTCCGATATAAGAGAGAACTGATGGAAAGTCTCAAAGTCTCATCTCATACCTATGGATGATACTATGAAATGGTTAATTGGAATAGATGAAACGGCACGATGTCCAGCATTAATGCCATTATATGTCTTGGGAATGGCTACTACTGAACCAGAACTCAAAAAGATGAAGCAGAAACTCACATTAAAAGACAGCAAATTAACCACCCCCAAACAGAGAGAAAAGGCATTTAAGTATGTAATTCTTCGCTCAAGAAAGTTTAAATTTGAACTGATTAAAATTGCTCCTGAAACAATTGATATGGCTGTAAGCGGTAAGCTTCCATTAAAAATGAATCTAAATGATTTGGAAGCAGTTGCTATGATGAATATAATTGATAGATTGGTTAAGAGAATAAAAAAAGAAGACAAAAATGCTACATTTTTTGTTTATATAAACAATTTTGAACGGGAAAGGAAGCAGTTTATAGACAGGGCCAAAAGTCTTGGATATACTCCAAACGGCTACAAATTAACTCTAACTCACAAATACTATGACATCATCTCTCTGGCGAGTATGGTTTGTAAGCACATAGAGGATACTGAAACCAAATCGTGGAAATTTATTTATAATTTTGATTTTGGCTCTAAAAATCCAAACGATAAACGAACTCAAGAATTTGTGAGAAAATTCCCTCACTCTTGGATTATTAGAAGAAAGTGGGGAACAATCATACCCCGAATTTTAAAAGAGGTAGAAAATAATGGAACTCAAAATCAAGAATAAGGTCTTTTACATAGGTAATAAGAGAATAGGAGTATTGGGTAGGGATAGAGTTTTTAGAATGTATAGAACCAAAAAGAAGCACTATTTCAGAATTTATAATGGATGGGCTCTTAATAAGCAATTGCTTTATGACCTGCTTCACAAATTTGATATTAGAATAATAGAAATCATAACAACCGATACAAATGAAATCTACAGGACAGATATTCCAACTTGGTTGAAATTCGGAAAGGAATACAAAAATCCAAAAGATATTAATGACATTCAATTAATTTTAAATCGTCTTTTGTTTGATGTTTGGCAAAGGTGATTGGATGGTTTACAGAAAAGTAGACGAGAAAACACTGAATAAGATGAAAAAGTGGAGAAAAGCTGGCTTATCGTATATGGAAATAGCCAAAAGATTGCACTTATCCAACAATACTATTCAATACCACTTGAAAAAAGAATACAGAAAGAAATCAATTGAAAGGGTAAAGAAGTGGCAGAAAAAGCATCCAAAAATAATGCAAGAAAGGAATAAGAAGTGGAGAAAAGAAAATCCACTAAAGTATAGAAAGATAATTTGCATTTCATTGGTAAAGGGATATTTAAAGAGAAACATAATCAGCATAGATGACTTAAAGCAAATAATAAAAGAATTTAGGGGTAGATGATATGTTGGAGATTTATAATATAGAAGCCAAAAAATGTGAGAAATGTGACCATTATGTGTTCAGATGGAATTGGAATGGAGATGAGTATGTTTGTCCATATTGTGGTGCGGTCAGACCAAACTACATTAAGTCTGGGTAAATTGGAGTGGTAGCATTTGTATACACCTCACTCGGCTCAAATGCTCTGGAGTTCATTACCACTCCAAGCCTAAATGAAATTGGCTAAACCGAAACTGCATCCGTAGGTCTAGACCTCTACAATCCCAAGTGTCTGCGTCAAGCAGACCAGCGGTTTCGGGGCTAAAAGGGTGAATGAAATATGAAGGAGTTTAGAATTATAATGGGAGATGATATTGTAAATGCCTTTTTGGTCTTTAATTGGGACAATGGAGTATATGAGTTGATGATTGAAAAAGATGGAAAGAGAGAGGTTTTATTCAGTGGAGATATTAAGTATCTCAAAGGAGTCTTAAAAGATATCTTGGATGAAATTAATAGAAATTGGTGATGGAAGATGACTCAAACTAAATCTATTTTTTTCATTGTTTTTATTATTGGAGCCATTTTATTAGCAACAATTATTTTATCTAATTATGAAAAAATGACATATTGTAAGGAAATAATTATGTTTAATCAAAACAATGAAGATTTAATTGGATATGATGTCCAATTATTCATAGACACAAAAACACCAATATCTGAAGGAAAAATGAAACCAGATTGTAGCGACATTCGATTTACTGATACCTATAGTCTCTATCCTTCAGAGTGGAATAAAAATTACGAGTATGTAGTAATTGAAGGAAGTTGTAATACGAATAACACCGAAATATATATTCACAATGTAACAATTATGGCAAACTCAACAAAAATAATCTATATGTGCTATGGATTGAAAAGTGTAATTATTGGGTGACTGAAAATGCCTGAAAAACCACAACCTTTGGATTTGGAACAAGTAAGAAAAGAAGTATTTAAGTGGATAGTGGGACAACCAGCGAATGAATTAGAAGAATTTTTTGATTTTACTATGGAAGAGGTAGAACAACGAATCAAAT